AATCTGGGATGAGGCATTAGTCCAGGTTTTGTGTCTATTTTAACATTATACAAATCACTCGTTGAATCTGGTACATATACTGATTGGTTTGCACCTTTTTGTAGAGCAATATGTTGGTTTCGTAAAACAGTTTCTACATCTACATTATGCATAAATCCACTAGGTGGAGCTCTATGTGTACCTGGATTAAAATTAGTTCTTACATCGTGAGTATTATAGTTATTAATCGGTACGTTTGCTGTTTGATTTTTCAATCCAGTTGGAAACCTAGCATATTTTGTCATAACTGGAATACTGCTAAAATTTGGCGCTAAAGGTTTATCTGGAAATTGTCTTTGATTTATACGATTGTTCAATTCATCAACACGTTCATTTTGTCCTACCATTAGTCCTTTTGGAACACCATAAATTGCTGGAAACATTCTATAAGTATATATGATAAATTTTTAATATGTATTTATATAAAAAAGTATAATATGATTAATTTATCTCAACAATAATCCTTTTATTGTTAGATTAGGAATTGGATACAAAAATCTTCCTTTTATTTCTCTATTTAATATTGATTTAACTGATATATTTTTACTTATTTGTTCGTTTCGTTCTTTGTATAATTTTTTCCAAGCTTTTTGTATTATTATTAAGTATCTAGTTTTTATCACAGGAACGTATTCATAATCAATAAATACTATACTAAATATTTCATAACTAGTAGTAAGTGTTGATTCCGAGATGCTATGTCGTAACATATCTTCTACATTTCTTGAATAATTAGTTAGCTCAGTTTGATCATAATCATATAATACAGACGGTAAATATCTCGAAAAGGTTCCTATACTAGTTATATTTGTATTACAATTTTTAGATTTATAACAAATTCCGAATGTTAATGTATCGTATGCAATGTCATCTTCTATTATATATTCGTCTATTTCACAAAATAGTTCTTCTTCTGAATTTAAATCAGAATCATAATCAACAGAATGAGAATACATTTGGCTATTATTTATATTATTGAAACGTTATAATTTCAATTTTTATAAAATTGAAATTAATATACAACTATATAAATATATATTCTTATATATAACAATGGTATTTGTGTGTGACTATCCGTATGATAAAGAAAATCATTTTGAAGGGATTCCCTTTGAATTAAGTGATTTTCAAAAACATGCTATAAATGGGATTATCCAGAATGACCATGTATTAGTTACTGCTCATACAGGTTCTGGTAAAACACTTCCTGCAGAATTCGCAATAAAACACTGGACGTCTCAAAGAAAAAAAGTGATATATACAAGTCCTATAAAAGCATTGTCAAATCAAAAGTTTCATGAATTTTCCTCTAAATTTCCAAACATTTCATTTGGATTATTTACTGGAGACATAAAAACAAATCCCGAAGCAGATGTAATTATTATGACAACTGAAATATTGATGAACCGTTTATTTAATCATAATGATTCAGAATCATTATCTGAAAACACAATACAATTTCAAATAGATTTTGAAAATGAATTGGCAGCTGTTGTATTTGACGAAATTCATTACATCAACGATTTAGATAGAGGACAAGTATGGGAAAAGACCCTATTAATGCTTCCTGATCATGTACAAATGATAATGTTGTCTGCTACTATGGATAACCCAGTTAAATTTGCATCTTGGATAGAGACAAACCACCCAAACAAATCAGTTCATCTATGTCCTACAAATCATCGTGTGGTCCCGCTTTCACATTATAGTTATATGATGATGGGTGAACAAGAATTCAAAAAAATTACAGACAAATCAGTTCAACAAAAGCTAAGAAAATTATCATCCAAACCAATGTTATTATACGATTCGAAGGGAAAATTTAACGTTGAAACGTTAAACAATATAAAATTCTTTAATACACATATTCAAAGATTAAGAACAAGAATAAATAGAAAATTTGTACTAAATAAATTAACACAATATTTAAAAGATAATAAAATGCTCCCTGCTATTGGTTTTGTCTTTTCAAGAAAACAAGTAGAAATGTGTGCAAAGGAGCTTACTACTGCCTTGATTGAAAAAGATAGCAAAATCCCATCTATTATAGAGAGAGAAGCAAAACAAATATTAAGAAGACTTCCTAATTATGAAGAATATTTACGTCTTCCAGAATACAATGAACTAATTTCTCTTCTACAAAAAGGAGTTGGTATACATCATAGCGGAATGGTTCCTATATTAAGAGAAATTGTTGAATTATTTATTAGTAAAAAATATATACAGGTTTTATTTGCAACAGAATCATTTGCTATTGGTTTGGATTGTCCAATTAAAACGGCAATCTTTACAAACATCACAAAATTTGACGGAGATAATGACCGTCTACTATATTCCCACGAATATACACAAATGGCAGGTCGTGCTGGAAGAAGAGGTATTGACAAAGTAGGATATGTTATTCAATGTAATAATCTATTCAGAAGGACACCTACCCAGACAGAATACTTAAACCTCTTAGGAGGTAAACCACCTAGCTTGATATCTAAATTCAGAATAGATTATAACTTAATATTTAGTATCTTAAAAGCGCATAATTTCGAATGCTCTGTTGCAACAATTGCATCTTTTATTGAAAAAAGCATGATGTTTGATGAGATTGGAAAAGAAAAAAAGAGTCAAGCAAGAATTATTTCTAATTTGGAAGAAAATCTAAAAACAAAATTAGATTTTACGAAAAACAACACGACTAATTCTAATACTTGTTATCAATATATAGAATTAGAAAATAAGATTAAAAATGTAAACGGGAAAAAAAGACTACAAATTATCAAAGAAATAAATAAGATGGAAGCGCAATATTCTAATATTAAAATAGATGTGGAAAAACATAAAACGATAGACGACATTAAGATAGAAATTGGAAAAGAAAAAGACCATCTTAATTATTTAGAAACATTTGTTACTGTTCAAGTAACAAAAATAATAGATGTTTTAAAGTCTGACAATTTTGTAGAAATAGATGGAGATAACGTAAAATGTTCTGAAATTGGACAACTATGTAGTCATGTCGCTGAGGTTCACAGTCCAATATGGATAAATTGCATGGTTACAAAATGGGATTACTTCAAAGATTTTACCACAAAACAAATAGTCGGAATATTATCATGTGTTACAGAAGTAAAAGTAAAAGATGAGTATGATACATCGGTTCCATCTACTGAAGATGAGTTTCTGAAAAATAAAATAATAGAAATGAAAGAACTCCATGACTTTTACGAAACAGAAGAAGGAAAACAAAATATTCACAGTGGTATTCGCTATCAAGATGCGTTTACATTTACAGTAATTAATGAATCAATGAAATGGTGCGATTGTAAAAATGAAGAAGAATGTAAACTATTTATTCAAGATGAATTAATACAAAAAGGGATATCTTTAGGTGATTTTACAAAATCTATTCTAAAAATTGCAACTATTGCCAAAGAGTTTCGTACCTTATATGAACTTCCAATATGTAATACACAGACGGAATGGCTTCATAAACTAAGTGAAATAGAAGAACTTGTATTAAAATATATCGCTACCAATCAAAGTTTATATGTTTAAATATTTTGATAAATACACTACTACATAACTTTTTTTCTTCAGAAATAATATAGATGTCTAAGTTGACACCGACGTTTTTTAACGTGACTAAGTCACCTGAAAGTAACAAAGATGTTATTGCTGACTCTTCTTTGTTAAAAGTAAAAAAAATGCCTGCACGATTCGTATGGACAAGACATTTACAAGATGTTAGGATTCAAGGAGTACAAGGTTCTTCTCTTGCACATGTAGGATCAACAATGATTGAATGGAAATTACGCAAAATTGACAAAAAAACTGTACGAATGTCTCCTCAATTTATTTATAATAACCGAAAAGATAAGGATACTAATCAAATGTGTGGACGAGAATTAATGGAAATTCTTAAAACTACCGGATGTTGTTCAGAAAAAATTGTCCCTCATGGTTCAACTAAAACAGACGAAATACATAATTTTAAAGCAGATCAACATAAAATTCAATCATTTGGTAAAATTCTTACGATTGAAGGATTAAAGCGAGCAATACTTCTGTATGGTCCATGTTTAATATGTTTACCTGTTTACAATTTTAACATTTCTATGTGGAAACAACACCCTGGTGAAGAAAAGCTTGGAGGTCATGCATTTGCAGTTGTTGGCTTTAATAAAAATGGATTTATATTACGTAACAGTTGGGGATCACATTGGAATGGAAATGGACATGCTCTTTTTTCATATAAAGATTGGGGACTTCAAGATGAAATATGGACTGTGATTGATGAAAGAAACGCAAAACATTGGAAAAGCATGCCTGAGCGTGCTATGAGTAAAATGTCATCTCTATTAAAAATTCCAGAAAAAAAGGATACAGAAGATGAAGATGCAGCGCTGTATACAACTTTCAAAGAGAAATCTAATATTAAATCAGAAACAAATAAAATGAAAAAGACAAAAAAGAAGGCTAAGAAGGAAGAGGCTACAGAAGAAGGAGCTGTAGAAGAGGAGGCTGCAGAAGAGGAGGATGTAGAAGAAGAAGCAGCAGAAGAAGCAGCAGAAGAAGAAGCAGCAGAAGAAGAAGCAGCAGCAGAAGAATAATTCAAATAATTAATAAATACTGTTTATATATTAATTTAAAACTTGTAAATTTCTTTATAAATATCATACCAATTTGTAATTTCATCCATATCCTTATAAAACATAGGACGATTAATTTCATGATATGGGCTTAAAGAAGGATCAAATAAATATTCACCCATATCAATAAAAACAGTTCGTAAGTTTTGAGAATTCATTTCATTAATAAGAGATTGAGTATAAATATTATCATACCACACTAATGTATACAAAGGTTTTTTATAGTCATTACAGCTATGTAAGTTATTAAAATTTGAATGTATCTTTGATTTATTGAATAAATAATTTGTTTTCCATATTTTTTTTGTGTTTACCGCCGCTACTAGTGTAAATAACAAAAATATATACATTTCTTGTTATTATACAAATAATCTTTTTATATTAATTCTTCAATTTTATAAGCGACATATTCCCATGGATGTTCATATTTTGAATCGTTGTATGTATAATCTACATCCAAGAACCCATTTGTATTAACTTTATACTTACAATCTAGTTTTACTCCATTTTTTGTAGTATATATATATTTATCTACATCTGGATTTGCTCTTGAATTTAATTCATTTTTTTTTAATGTATTTTTTATATAATTATCTTTAATATATTGTGTAAATTCAGGATTTTTCATTTTTTGATAAACGTGCGTCTTTTCATGTAATAACAATTCCTCTAAATTATTCGTATTAAACTGGTTTTCATTTATCATTATAACATGTCCTCTTGTGTGTGGTAATCCATTTTCATATTGACTACCTTTAAATGCTCCGATATACCAAGGTGTATTTATAAGTATATCAAAATTTACTCCATATTCATTATCTTTTCCTTTTAAGTTTTGTTTTATATTATATATCGCATTATTAATTCGGATTTGTACATGTTTCGGTATATATGTCCCTACGTCTTTTATATTTTCCAAATAATCTTGAACAGAAGATGCATTACGTACTTCTAAGTCTTTTTGTGAAAACGTTTCGTAATATGAATCACTATTTAACTGTAAATAAGTGTCTACTTGTGATTTATTTAAAAAATATATATCATTATTATAGAGTTTAAAATAACATAACAAAATTATAAGTAGTACTAGACCAATAATTAATAATCCAATCCATAATTGCATATAAAATACCAACATATTATTCTAGAGCCAACATATACAAAAACCTATTTAAACTTTCTAGCATTTCATCCCGAATTGATATTAAGTCAATATCCTTTTTTTGAGGAAAAATATCATCTAAATCAATAAGAAATTGTCTAAATTCAAATATTTTGTTTTTTATTTTAATTTTATCATCTAAATCATATAACTTTATTCGCATATCTACGATTTCTATTTTGTTGTTATTTTTTCCCATTAATACTTCTATAAAACGATCAATTTGAGAAGATAAATGTTCATGTAATTCGTCACTTGCCTTATGACCTGAATAAGAATCGGTTTTCCAATGGTATATTTTTATTGAATGTAATAATTCGAAAAACACTTTAACTATCTGTCCTTTAGAAACTGGTTTATTTTTTTTGTTTTTTTTTGTTTTATTCATTCTTTTCTTTTTATACTTGGATGTGTGTTGTTTCATATATTATTATTCACATTTTTTATTTGGATTTAAGTCATCTATTAATTCTGATACAATTGTATTTTCTTCTATATTTTCTTTTTCACTTTCAGCTTCACATTCTTCTATATTTTTTGCAAATGATACTTTTTTACTTACTTTACGTAAGTTTCCCATATCAATAATATTTTGAGTTTGAATAATTTTGATTACATTTGTTTTTATATTTGCTATATAATTTGCTAAATTTGTATAGGTTACGCTATATACTTTATCCATTTTACCTTGAAATTGTATACTGTAAAACCAATAAGAAGGGATATATAAAAGATAACCTGGATTAATAGAGAATTCTAAAATTTCTAAGTTGTCTTTGTTTTTAAATAAATCATATGCTGAATATTTTTCCCAATCTGCTTTATTCAAATCGGGTCTCATAATATGTTTATATTTCCAAGAACACATTTTTACATTAATTGAATCACACTGTTCAGGTACATATAAAAATTGACTTGTTTCAGTATGATATTTAGAGATTGTATTAGATTTGCGTGATCCATATATAATGTCTCTCTCCGTTTTTATATTCATAGTTGGTTCTAATTGCTCATCTAGGTTAGTAAACCATTTCAATAAGTCATTATTATCTTGAATATAACTTGTATTGTTATCACTGTAAAATTTAGAATTAGTATCGGTTTCTATTAAATATCTTCCACTATCGAACTCTAGTGAAGAAAAATCTAGATCAATTGAATCTTTTTCTAAATAATCAATCTTGTCCTTTATCTTTAAATACATGATGTTTTCTATACAATTTTCCAAAGACAACGGAAAAATAACAGGTTGTTTCCATTTACATACATTATATAAATCTTCCCTAGATGTATAGTCATATTCATAAACCTCTAATTCACAAGACGACTTATATTGTTCTTGTATATGTATGTAACATAATAAAACTACAATAAATAAAAATAATGAGAACCACCAGTCCATATATAATGGTTTTATATAACATAAATCAAATTTAAACATGTTATATAATATTAATCGTCGTCATTCACCTTCGGGGCTACAAAAAACCGAAGCGAGCAATCTTCCTCTAATTTATATTCTAATTTCAAAGGCATACCTTCAGACATTGAAATAGATAAATTATCAGAAAGTTTTTGGTATAATGTAGCAATATGTATATATTTCAAAGAAAATGAATTTGTTATATCACCGTTTTCTTCAATTGCATATTCAACAATATCGTCGCAAGAAACCTTTGCGTCCATTTTTCCATATTGACTACTTTCAGAAATAAAATGAATTTCTTCTTCGTTACAGTTCATTAATACAGAATCATCAAACTGTTTTAACTGATTTACAGTATTAGCAAATACACTAGAACCTATTTTAATATCAACTTGATATTCAGAATCAGGAATATCTAATAAATCACTTTCTATATCTAATAATGGTATTTCAAGAGTTTTATCAACATTTGATGTTTTTGTATTTTCTGAATCTCCATAGAACTTGATACTTAATGTATCATGATCTCCATTTGTATCAAGTATTATATTTTGATGTTTTTCTCTTATAGAAAGGACCTTCGCCCAGATACTTGTATTTATACCTAATGTAACTGACACTTCGTCCGTTAATTCATATAATTTAAACCATGTACTTGGTAATGTCATTTCAAATATCATAACCATAGATTGGTCTAAAGATTGAACATATAACTCACCTTCCCTAAACATAATATTTACCGAGTCTGTAAATACCTTAATATTTTGGAAGCATGATACAAAAATATCTGCTTTTTCATTTGCAATTTCAATACGCATTGTTTATATATTTTATATAATAAAGCTTTAATATGTTTATTCTAAACATTAAATACTACATCTAACCGCATTAGAAAATGTAACCTTTTTATTTAAAGTTGATATCTTTAATACAGAATTAATCCTCTTCTGTCCTAACCACATACTATTTAATGGATCATTTTCTACCCTTTTTAAATTTGTAAACCCTGTATTTTTCATATTTAATGGCAAATTTTTTAAATTCAATCCATAACTAACGGTAATACCAATTAATAATAACCACATTGTATATTATTACAATATAGTTATTCTCTAAATAGTTTGCATATTAGTGTATCACTATTATTTTTGTCTACATATTCAATATTATATTTTACAGTTGTTAAGGTTGACAAAACCTTTCTTATAGAGTTGATAGTTTTCGGTGTATAATACAATATTATACGTTTTATTTTTTCTTTTCTTTTTTCCATTTCTATTAACGAGCGAGATATGAATTCTTGATATTTACAACAGGCAGTTAATGTAAAATCTTTTATATTGACATGTAATTCAATTTCATTATTTATTTTTGACAGTATATCAAATTCGCTAAATACTTCAGTGCAACAGTCTTTTTGTGAAAAATTATTATATTTTTTAAATAAAGGAAAATCAAAATAAATATAATTTTTATTATTTGAAGTTATTAAATAATTCATATTCAATTATAATTGATTGTTTTATATTATTTATCGCTTTTTCTCATATACTATAACTATTAACTAATTAGATGTTTTCCGTAGAAATTACATTTGGTACATTATCGCCACTATCATCTTCTGTATTTTGAACTAAAATCTCAGTATCAGCTTGCTGTTCAGATGTAATTACCGTTACACTTTTAGGACTTGACGATCTTTCAGACAATGTCCCTCTTTCAATCAATCCAATCGGTTGAACATCCATAATTCCTGCCTTTTCAAGTAACTTTTGATTTACTTCCATTGTATATGTATGAAGCTTTAGTACTGTATTATTTAATGTATTTATTTGTTCTGCTATCATTTCAAATCTAGTTTCATATTCATCAACTAATTCTTTCATAAAAGACGCTTCTTGTTCTGCTTTTATAAATCCATCTTGTTGTGTGTTGTTCATAGTTGGCGACGATTTTATTTTTTCCAATTCTTCGCTAAGTTTCAATATTTTTGTATCAATTATTGAAAATGCTTGTGGAAGAGTCATTGGACCATTTGGTTTTTGTACTTGTCCTTGCCCATGTTGTACAGTTCCGGCTCCCGATACTTGGTCTTGTCTTGAAGAATTACCTATCGGTACAGGTTGATTGGTATTTAAATTCGCTCGTCTTTTTTTTGCTAAAGCTACGCTACTCATTAATGAAATATTAATATGTAGTTTTATATTGTTTATTATATAAATATTTTACTCATTCATAAATTTTGAAATAAAGTCTGTTAATTTGACTATTGGTATTGATAGTTCTTTCGCTTTTTTTATTTTTGCGTTTTCTTCATTCTCATTTTTAACTAATACGATAAACACATCTTTACTTATCGTGCTGGAAAATGTAACTTTAAACTCTTCCTCTAATCTTTTCATCAACTCTTTATCTCTAAAACCTGTTATTAATATTTTTTTTTCAAATAATATATGGTCTTTGTTTTGTTTTTCTAAAGTTTCAGTTTCAATATTTACAGCTTTTTGGTCTAATTTGCTTTTTAAATCACATTCTACTAAAAATTGAACAAATTTTGGAATATTATTGATAAACGTTTTTGCATTTTCTTTACCAATTCCTTCTATATTCAAAAGCATTTGTATCTTCTCATTTTCTGTTTCGCCAGATACCAAAATATTTGGATATTGTTGTAAAATTGGTTTTATTTTTTTTTCACCTAACCCCCTACCCATCTTACCAGATGCAACCATTAATTTGGATAATGATGCTTCTTCAACTTTTAATTTTATTCCTGAATAAATCTTTTCTGCCAACTTCTGTTTAAATCCTTCTATTTTTAAAAAGTCTTCCTTTTCTAATTTTAATATTTTAGATATTGTATTATATCCTCCTTCTATTAATCGCTTTACGTTTCCAGATGATAATCCTGCTACATCTAATGTAGTAAAAAACAAAGTTATTTGTTTTTCTAATACCGTTATATCATCATCCTTGTTTACTAACATTATATCGACATGAGTGCTTGTCCACGAATATTTCTCATCTGGCATTTTTGGCTCTTCTGCTGGTGTAGTCACTGACTTTATATACGGTATTACATCACCACTTCTTACTATTTGTACTATCGCTCCTATTCCAATTTTATTCCTTTCTATAAATTGTCCGTTAAATCCAGTAGCATATTCTATTTTTACACCTCCGATATGAACGGGATTAATTCTTACTCTTGGTTTTAAATATCCATCCTTACTTGCACTCCATATTACGTCCGTAACATGAGTCTCCGCTACTTGATCTGAAATAACCATCTTAAATGCAAAAGAATGATCAGGATTACCGGATATTCTCTTATGAATATTATCATCACTTACTATAACACCATCTATTTCATATTCATAATTTTTTCTCCAATCTACTAATTTATTTGACAATAAAGAATTGTCTATACTTGTATAAAAAGAATTTTTTACAGTATTAAATCCATTCGTTTCTAGAAACTTCATTTGTTCACTTGGTTTTAAAATTGGGCTTATTACTTCATATGCAACAAAGTCAACACTCTCTATTTTGTTATCTAATTTTTTCCTATTTACAATACCTGCTACCATGTTACGTATATTAGCAAAATCATTTTTGTGTTTACTTTCAAATACTGACTTTTTTATAATGAATTCACCCCTTACTATTACATTTTCCATAACTGGTATATTTAGTTTTTTTAATAAATATGATATGTCTTGTCCTATTGTTCCATTTCCACGTGTATATAATTTTTTCTGGCTTTCCATACTATAATATAGCCCACTTACCCCGTCTAATTTACATGATAACAAATAAGGTCCGTTGTACTTTTGTTTCCAATTTTCCAATGCATTAGTATCCGGTTTTATTTTATCCATAGACGGCATATTTACGGGCAATGTTACTTTCTGTTTTTCATTTACTTCTGCTCCTACTTCATTTAATATTTCAGAGTTCGGGTATTTTTTTTCTATAAATTCTCTTATAATATCATATTCTGCATCGGTTAACAATGGTTTATCATTACTGTCAATTAAAGAATGATATTGTTTGTTAGCTTCTCTTATAACACTTGTTAAATCATCTTTTGATAATGTTTCAATAACCACTATCCCCTTTTCTTTAAATTCATTCATTATTGAAATCGCTTTCATTTTATTATGTTTCAGTTTTTTAGTTATATTCTTTTTTTCTTGTAAATTATTTTTTACACACTCATCTTTTTTGCATGTTTTTTTTGTTTTTTTTAAATCAATATCTGGTTTAACTGATTCTATATTATGAGACTCTTGTTTAATCGGGTCTATTATAAACTCTCTTAAATTACGTATAGCTACACAATCTCCGTTTTTATTTCTTCTTTCCCCATTTTTGCATCGTTGTCTTTTTTTTAATTCATTGTCTGGTTTAATCGGCTCTATTTTAGGAGAGTCTAGTTTAATCGGCTCTATTACAAACTCTCCTAAATTACGTATAGCTACACAATCTCCGTTTTTATTTCTTCTTTCCCCATTTTTGCATCGTTGTCTTTTTGTCTTTGTTAGACTTTCTATATTAATACATTCCCCATTTTTATCCTTTCTATATCCTTTTTTACACCTTTTTTGTGTATCCATCTATATATTATACAACCATTTCTATTATTATTATTATTATGAATTATGTTTACACGGGGTCTCCATTGTATATCATGTTCTGTATAATCTTCTATATTTTCACGTTTGTTAATAAGAATGCATGGAAAATTATACAAGCTTTGTTTTATCAATTGTTTCTGTTCCTAACTTCCAAAAACAAAGTACGTTCACTATACACTTCTCCAATAAGACATTATCTATTTAATACTTCCTTTTTCATTTCTTTACTTTATTTTTTTTGGTATTTCTTTTATTCTTTTTTTTATATTTTTTTGTTTTTCCTCCTTTATTCTTTACTTTATATTTTTTTGTTTTTCCTCCACTATTCTTTTTTTTATATTTTTTTGTTTTTCCTCCACTATTAGGAACTTTAATATTATCAGTATTATTGGATGAGTTATTTTCACATTCATTGTTATTTTGTGCTTCATCTGAATATTCATCACTCGTCAGTTTTAGTTCTTCATTATCATCTAAAATACGACCGTCTCTTAATATTATTGTTAAATTTTCTTTTAATTTTTGTTCTATAGTATCATTATTAATATTCAAACCATCTACAAGTGTATAAAAATAATTTATAATTCTTTGTTTTACTTTTTTTTTATTCTGTAGAAGATCATCCGCCAAATATGGATATATATCCAATAACGTTTCAATTGTATAATCAATTCTTCCTGTATAATGCCGGATGCCGTTTTTAGGTTGACGATTCTGGCTGCGCTCTTCACGAGTTTCATTCTTAACAAGGTCTACAAAATTTGCTTTCCGAACCGTCGTAGAAGTATACATAAATGTTATTTTTTCGTTTGTAATTTCTGTTATTTTTAAAGATTCATTTGGTTCATAATATTTCATTAATTCATCTATTAAAAATAACGTATCTTGATTGTTTCTTGCCTCCGTGTTCATTTTTAATAAAAAATGTTCAGGAACTTTTGGTAATCTCATTATTTTTAGTATCATTTCCTCAATGTTTTCTGAAGCTAAAGCTGTTTTTCCTTCTGTGATGTATTGCTCTATCTTTCTTTTCATTACATAATTCTCAGCAATAAATAATTGCACAAAACATTCATTATATGTATCATCATGTGATGTATAATTCATTATTTTTGGGAACTGGTTATAAACATGATCTTTCAGAATATAAAATCTAGTTAATTTTTTTTTCAAAAAATCTGTTTTAAAATGATTATTATTATCAAAATGATTATTATTATCCATTGACAATTTATGAATACATAAGTAGTTTTGAAAAAAAAGATTAACTTGTTGGTCTGTATCAGGATTGGTTACTCCAGCCGTAAATTCCCAGCCTTTACCTATTTTGGATCGCCAAATATTAGGTAAAGTATCTTGATTATAACCTTCTGTTGGTCCACAAAATATTAATACATTTGATGGCGATATACCTGTATCCACCGTATATCCATCTTTTACTTGTGTATAACACCCAATTACAAAGTCTCCAACTGTTTTATTTCCAAACCATAATAATTCTTTTTCTTCGTCGTCCATGGGCTCATTATAATATTCGGTGTTATTATTGAGTATTTGTGTTTGTGAATTTATAATATTATGATTATTCAATAATGATTTAATTCTATTTATTGAATATTTTTGTCCTTTTCCTCCTTCTCCTTGCCTCTTCGTAGTATACTTTTTTTTTGCATTCAACAACAACATGTTTATTGTAATATTTCCTTGAAACCCAAATACCGCTTCTTCGGTATTATCACCTCCCGTTAACGTTACAACAACTAAGTGGTAAATCATTTGACCATACTGTACTGAATATACTTTATAAGTATATTTTCCAAATACATAGTCAAATTCGCAAGTACAAGGTGCCGTGTTGTCCGGAAACTTGCTACAACCTGCTCCATCAAAATTAGTTATTAATTTTTTTTCAACCATTAAATCTTTATCGTTACCTGTTAAATATCCTTCAATGTCATCCTCTTTATAATCCGTTCCTAAATAATCATTACATTCAACTCTAAATTCTTCTCTTTCAGTAGTCTTCAAAGAATCATAATATGTTTTTATTTTTGTTACAGATGGTATTCTTCCTGCTTCTACATATATAAATTCCTTTCTATTTTTTTCAATAGATTTAATTAATTTAAAAAATCCTTGTCGTTCGGTCAACTCTTCTGCTATTGGGTTCTGAAAAGCTATCTTATGATTGTCATTCAAATAATCTATATATACATTGTTAAGGTCAGCTCTAAACTTTCTTAATTTTAATTGATTCGCACTATTTCCGGTTGGAAAAACAGAGGTAAAGTTCCCGTATCCTAAATATATTAGTTTTTCTTTAATAGGACGGTGTAAATTGTGATACAGTATATCTATATAAGATAAATATTCATAATATTGTTCAGTATCATGAGCTAGATCTGCTAAATCTGATAATTCTTTAACTTGTTTAT